ATTTAATCACAGCAAGAAGTTCATCGCGGCTTAATGATTCTATTGGTTCGCCATTCCATGTACAGATAGATTTAACATTATTCATCTATCACCTTTCAAGATCATCAAACTAACCTCATCCCATGCAGCTTGTTCTGCTTCATGGCGCGTCATTCCAGCTTCGTACTAAATAATTGTAGAACGTTCTTCATAATGCTCGCGCCAATAATCGTTTAACTTTTCAGGATTTATTGCCAACAATCTCAAATTCAATTCCAGAAAAATTATCAGCAAGATATTTTTCTGCGCTTCCACGCGCTAAATCTAAATAAACTGTAGCCTTACCATCATAAGGCCATACTCCATTAGGTAACGTAGTATTGAACGCAACTTTATCTGCTCCGATAGTGCGTATCACCGTAATCCTTGTTATTTCAATTTGTGACATTTTCAACCTTTCAAATTAGTTGCACCATAGAAGTTTTCACTTCACCTTTCACCAAATTACGCGAATACCTAGTGCGGAGTATTCGTATAGACTATTTTGCCATGTCTAGTAGGTAGGATTCAATTATGCCTACTGGAATTACCACGTTAGAGCTGTAACTTCTTGCCCATACGCATACTAAATTTTAGGCGTACCGTATATAGTCTTCACACCTTCTTTAAGAAACATCCCAAAGATTGGCTCGGTGTTGGCATTCTTGCTGCTACTTCTGTTGGGGCTATCATTTCACCTAATCCAACTAATCTCCATAGCTCGCTAGGTTAAGCGTTCACCTAATTTACGGAAATTCACTAGCGTCTTTCGATTTTCGCTAGTGGGCTTTTATTTCTAATTCCAATTTCAAGATGCTCATTATCTATTATTACATGCTGAATGTCAAGCGATTCTGCATATATCAATCTTTGTAAAGCAGGTTGATTACTTTGAAGCTCCAACTTTGGTCATGCGACCTGAATACCAATCCTTCGCCATGATTACCATTCGCATATTTTATTTCAGCGGAAGATCGTAAATCTTCCTCGGTTTCGTATATCTCAACATGATGCAATTCAACCATTGGCATAATGTTAGGAAACTCATCACGCCGAATTTTATTCCACCGATTTTCTTCTCTCTTAAATGCGCTAAACATTCTACCTTCAATTCCTTTAATTCCCATCTGATTTCTTTGTATGCCTTCGCCTACAAGTTCAAACTGAATAGCTGTTCCAACTGGCATATTTTCAAGCTGATATTTCCGCGCCACAATCCAATATGAATTGGTCTTACCAGATGTACTAAATTCTCTCAGTTCAAGATTGCGTGATGCCACATGCAATCCATCTTCATCTACCCATGCCGTGCAACTTGAACCGTCTGCCTTTTGTGTTGCATACCAGTTTCCACCAGATAGCAAATCGCGCCATTCGATAGTCTGATAATTTGGCTCATCAGTTTTAGGCAAGAATGATGGGAAGTTTCCAACCGCTTCGCCAGTCATTGATGCGGGTAATGATTTTTCATATTTTGTTACGCCCAATACTTCCGTCAAGTCTGTTCCAATAGGCATATCAGGTGCTCCGCTAATAATCAGACATTCGCTAGGGCATCCACGGAAGCGCGACATTCGTATACGCCATTTGGATTTCTCCATGAATGCCCATCGTTCGTTCGGAGGAAGAAGTGCATCCTGCAAAAAGACAGTTACCAATTCACCAATAGAATGATTCAGCCCAACAACGCCAGTCCATCTACCTGATTTACCGCATATAACTTCTGCGCGCATAATACGGTCAGCATCCTTTATTACAGATAGATTTATTATTTTTCCAATTATAGCAAGTGTTTTCATTTCATTTCCCCATCAAGAATTTCTTAATCTGCATACCCGTTTTCAGCTTTCCTTGTGCTAGGTAAGCATCGTTAATATCCCAATTTTCAACTGAAGGCATCCACCAGCGAAGTCCGCTTGCTTCTGCTGCTGACTGACCTACTCCAGCACCAGAATCGTGATCTGCAATCCAGTAAGCCATCGGTAGATACTTCGCCATCTTCGTCGCATTGCCAACCGAAAATGTAACGTAGATGGTTGACTGGCATCCGATTGAAGAAAGTATCGTTTGCAAGGCGATTCCACTTGCGAAACCTTCTACCAAGAAAACTTGCTTGCCATTACCAATCTTGAAATATGCCAAAGAAGTTCGCTGTCCTGTCAGAAACTTTTTCTCTCCATCGTCATTTATCATTTGGCATCCGCATATCGCATTCTTGTAATACATCGGTACTATCAATAATTGATGGTCATCTTTTTGCCAGACATTTACAGGATATTCTTTGAAGCCTTTGCGCTGGATATACTTGTGTTCTGTAAGTTCACACTCGCCAAGTATCCACCGAGCCTTCCTAGCGGCTTCCTGCTGCATCCTATCCCTATTCCTTGCGTACTCTTCTCGGCTCTTTGCTATCTTACGTTCAAGTGCGGCTTGCTGTTCTTCTGTTCGGATACTTTTATCTTTCCAGAATACCGGCTCTGAATGAACCTCCCACGATTGACACCATCCCCATTCATCGTTGAATAAATATGCACCGTTCTTTTTAGATGGATGATCTTTGGTAGGACATCGCACAATTTTCCCATGAATAATGCTGTCAATCAAAACACCATTTGAAGCGGCAAATTCTTGGAATGTTTGCATGATTAACCCTTATTTTTGTCTGATAGCTTCAGCGCAATATATGGCAAGTTCTGGACACTCTGAAAATTTAGAATTAACAGATTCGCATATTCTAGCGCATTCCTCGCGTTCTTCAGCCTGAGCAGCCGACCAAATAGCGCGAATAATATCCATCTCGTCGTCCGTGCCGCATTGCGTGATTATGCGCTTCAATTTCGTCTTGTCGATGGTGGTCATATATTATTCTTGCCTAAGTTTTTTAGCCATCGCATTCAAAGCAATTTTTGCGATTTCTAATTGTTCTTCTGTTATTGGATAGCATAAAATTAGTAATTGAGTTGAGCTTATTTGTTCAAGAATTCTTGCACATTCTGCACGTTCTAATGCACGTGCTTTTCTAATACTGATTATTTCATGAGCTAATTCAGAATCCTTAATGCTTGATATGGCATCTCCATAATTATGCCATTGCTTATAACCTTGACGCGCGCCAGCTTTGTAGGCGGCTTGACATGCGCGATGAATGTTCTCATCTGTTGGAACGCTATATTCCATCACATTCTTGAATGCTTCGCTACGCTTCTTCCATTCTGCGAAACTCATTTCATCCTAACTTTCCTGTGTACATACATCGCTAATGTTGCGCCTAACATTCCGCCAGTTCCAGACCATGGAATTGCCGACCATCCTGTTTGCACGACCCATACGATATTCGATACTTCTGCAATCGCTAATGCGTATGGCGTGATAGATGCTGCAATATAATGTCCATGAATTATATTCTGCGACTGGAAAGCTCTCAAAAATACAAGCGCGAAGGTTGCCAGTAGGATTTTCATATCAATGTATCCTGCTTCGGAATTACTTGCTCCGGTGCGAATAGCGAACCTTGTGCCTTGTGTTGCTCGAACCGTTTGCAGGCGGCGGCGTAGTAGTCAGAATCCAGTTCCATTCCTACGAAGTCGAAGCCTAGATTGTATGCGGCAATAGCAGACGACCCGCTGCCGAGATGCGTGTCAAGTATCCGCTGTCCTTGTTTGGCGTAGTTGGTTAATAGCCATTCATAGAGCTTTACAGGCTTCTGAGTAGGATGGATGCGAGCCTCTTTATTTTTCATGTCTCCCTGCAGCATTCCGCTCCATTGAAATCTAAAATTACGCACCGCTGTTTTGAAACTTGTCCATGCGAGTTCACTATCAGCAAAGTCAGAGTTACCCGTAACCTTATCCCAAACAATCCAGCATGGGCTTGGCTTTGCTATGCGGTCAATAAAATGATTTGCACCCCAAATAATCTGATTCTTGCTTATTCTCCGAAGTTCATTGAAATACTCAACAGGCGGTGCATCCATATCTCGACCAGCAAAAGCCTTATAATCTTTCGCAACCGCCAGCTTTCCTCTGCTTGCGTTTCTGTCTCCATTTTCACCTATCCCATAAGGAGGGTCAACAATCGCCAAATCGAACGCCTTGTCAGGCAAAGTCGCCATGTAAACCATACAGTCCTCGTTAAGAATCTCAATCATATTCACCTTTCAAGATTCAACATTCCGCCAATACGCCATCTTTAACGCAATACCATATATCTGCCTTCGCGTTTTCTCCGATAATCCCGACAGTGATGCGTACTTGTTCTCCGT